GGTGAAACTAATACCGTGATGTATGAATGAAAATTATGACCATATTACCTATAATAGTATTATCAGTTATTTTTATAGTAGTGTTGGGTATAATAGTGTATGCTATAAATTATTTACAGAATGAAAAATAAAACTAAAATAGCTTTGTTTGTATGTGATCCAAAATGTTCCGTACAATCAACTAATGGCGTGATGAACGCATTGTCACCACACTTTAATTTCAAAGTATTCTCAAAGAATGAAGTTGAAGAAGGTTTCTTTGATGATGTTGACATGGTTGTATTTCCAGGTGGTTTCGGTGATTCTGATTCATACGACACTATATTGAAAAACAATAAAGATGTTGTTGTTGACTATGTAAAAAAAGGTGGTAAGTATCTTGGTATTTGTATGGGTGCATATTGGGCAGATAAAGATTATTTTGATATACTTGATGATGTAAGAGTTGTTCAGTATATTAAACAACCTAACACCTGCACAAGAAGGCCTCATGCAAAGAATATGCCTACAAACTGGTTCAATGGACATTATGAAAAAATGTTCTTCTATGATGGTCCTACTTTTACAGGTCATGGTAGTTACAAAACGATTGCTGCATATGATACAACTGGTTATCCAATGGCGATTAAACAGAACAATATAATGTTGATTGGTTGCCATCCTGAAAGTGAACAGTTTTGGTATGATAGTTACTCTTGGTTAAAAGGTAAATATCATAATGAAAAACACCATGAGATATTATTAGATTTGATTGATGAGTTTTTGGAGAAATAAATGATATTAATTGCAACATGGGTTACAGTAGGGTTTTTTTCAGCAATAGGTTGGTATGGTGCCAATCATTATGTAATTGAACCACATTTCCCAGCACCAGTAGAAAAGAAGGAAATAAAATAATGGATATAGACCAAGCAGCCGTATTTTTAGCGGGTACAATTTTAACCGCACTAGGATTTGTTATCATTGTGATAGCAGCCGTTGTTATTAACAATATCATACACAAGTATTGGAAGAGTTTTGGTTGGAACTTACTTCCACTTTATATGCAAAAACAAGAAACAGTTATTGAAGAAACAAAAATAGAAAGAAAGAAATGAAAAGAATATTAAGATTTACCGCATCATGGTGTGGTCCATGCCAAGGTTTAGCCATGAACTTAGAAACAGCAGGTTTGAATTTACCAATTGAAGTGATTGATATTGATATACATAACGATGTTGCACAAGAATATGGTGTTCGTAGTGTACCAACATTAGTGATGTTAGATGAGAATACAGAAATCAAAAGATTAATCGGATCAAGAACAGTCAATCAATTACAAGAGTGGGCACAATGAGTAAAAGAAAAAGTAATTTAACAGAAGACAGAACAAGTTTCAAACCCTTCAACTACCCATTTGCATATGATGCATGGTTAAAACATGAACAATCCCACTGGTTACACACAGAGGTACCAATGGCTGAAGATGTAAAAGATTGGAAGAATAAGTTAAACAAAGAAGAAAAACAATTTCTAACACACATCTTTCGTTTCTTCACACAAGGTGATATTGATGTTGCAGGTGGTTATGTAAACAACTATCTACCATACTTTCCACAACCTGAAGTGCGTATGATGTTGTTGGGTTTTGCAGCTCGTGAAGCATTGCATATTGCGGCATACTCACACCTGATTGAAACATTAGGTTTACCTGATACAACATACAATCAGTTTATGGAATATCAGGCGATGAAAGACAAGCATGAATATGTAATGAATATTTCAGGTCAGAATACAACTAAAGAGAATACTGCCACACATATTGCTGTGTTCTCTGCATTTACAGAAGGTATGCAGTTGTTCTCCTCATTCATTATGTTATTGAATTTCCCACGCACAGGCAAGATGAAAGGCATGGGTCAAATCGTTACATGGTCTATTGTTGATGAGACTATACATGCTGAATCAATGATTAGATTATTCAGAACATACATAGAGGAAAACAAAGAGATTTGGAACGATGACCTTAAATCACGCATATACACCATTGCAGAGAAAATGGTTGAACTTGAAGATACATTTATTGACCTCGCCTTTTCTATGGGCGCTATGGACGGTTTATCTAGTGATGACGTTAAAAAGTATATTCGTTACATTGCCGATAGGCGCCTTATATCTTTGGGTCTTAAAGGCATTTATAAAGTAAAGAAGAATCCATTACCATGGGTCGAAGAAATGATTAACGCACCCATACATGGTAACTTCTTTGAGAATCGTGTTACAGATTACGCCAAAGGTGCATTGTCTGGTGATTGGGGTGATGATGTATGGGCTAAGGCTGCTTGATGTTAGAAATTATATACACTTTAGTGGTGACACACATCACCATTATATGCGTTACTTTGTTTCTTCATCGTAGTCAAGCACACCGTGCCATCATCTTTCATCCTATTTTATCGCACTTCATGCGTTTTTGGTTATGGCTAACAACTGGTATGGTCACTAAACAATGGGTTGCTATACACCGCAAACATCATAGATATAGTGATATTGAAGGTGATCCACATACACCTCATGTGTATGGAATTTTGCATGTATTATTCAAAGGAGCATTCTTATATCATGCGGCAAGCAAAGATAAAGATATGGTTAATACATATGGTGTTGGCACTCCTGCTGATTGGATGGAGCTTCACCTATACCAACCTCACTCTAGACTTGGCATTGGCCTTCTCCTTTTGTTGAGTGTATTTTTATTTGGTTGGTGGGGTTTATTGATATGGGGTATTCAAATGATATGGATACCTTTTTGGGCTGCAGGTGTGATAAATGGTATTGGTCATTGGATTGGATATAGAAATGGTGAAACTAAAGATTATAGTCGCAATATTAGTCCTTGGGGTATTGTTATTGGCGGTGAAGAGTTGCACAACAACCACCACTTGGACCCAGCGAGTGCCCGCCTCTCTAAGAACTGGTATGAATTTGATATAGGCTGGATGTGGTTAACAATATTTCGTTATATTAAACTAGCAAAACTAACAAGATGACAAAAAAGATTTTAATCATTACAGATAACCTACCAGACCAAATCAATGGCGTTGTTACGACCTACAAGAATATTGAAAGTATGGCGTTACTGGATGGTTATACTGTTGATTATATTGATCCCAGCAGGTTCCGCTATATTGATTGTCCTGGCTACAACGAAGTCAAGCTTACCTTTCCGTGGCGCATGGGCGAAGAGATTAAGAAGATTGACCCGGATTATATCCACATCGCCACCGAAGGTCCTTTGGGTCTGTGGGCTAGAGCATATCTTTCAAAACATAATATTAGGCACAATACTGCTTATCATACTAAGTTTCCAGAAGGACTTGCTAAACTTTTTGGCATCCCTGAGTTTCTGACATGGCGATATGTAAAATGGTTTCATAAACATAGTGGTAAAGTTTTGACCACTACTGAAACAATGAAACAAGATTTACTTAATCACGGTTTCAAAGACAATATAGTTTCATGGACAAGAGGTGTTGATAGAGAAATATTCAATTCATCTCATAGGCATGATAACATCAATGGAAAATATTTACTTTGCGTATCCCGTGTTAGTAAAGAAAAAAATCTAGAAGAATTTCTTAAATTGAATTATTCTGGTTATTATAAGATTATGGTCGGTGATGGACCGATGCTTGAGACATATAAAGAACAGTATCCTGAAGTAATCTTTACTGGATTCAAAACTGGTGTGGATTTGGCTCGTTACTATGCAAATGCAGAAGTGTTTGTATTTCCTAGTAAATGGGAAACATTTGGTATTGTTATGATTGAATCAATGGCCTGTGGCACACCAGTTGCGGCATTTCCATGTGACGGACCAAAAGATGTTATTGAACAAGGTGTCACAGGATTTATGAATGAAAGTTTAAGTGATGCAATTGATGGTTGTTTACAACTAAATAGAGATAGAGTTATAAAGAGTAGTCAAAAATGGTCATGGGATAACGCATGGCACACATTCAAAGATAATTTAATCAAATGATTACAATAACAGAGTCAGCTAAAACTAAAATTCTAGACCTTCTTGCAGAAGAAAACAATCCAGACCTATCGCTAAGAACATTCGTTCAAGGCGGTGGTTGTAGTGGCATGAGTTATGGATTTACATTTGATGAGATAACAAATGAAGATGATTTTGAAGTGCCTTTAGAAAAGTTTAGAGTATTAGTGGATTCTATGAGTATGCAATATTTGCAAGGTTCAAGTATAGATTACAAAGAAGACTTACAAGGTTCACAGTTTGTCATATCTAATCCAAATGCACAAACAACTTGTGGTTGTGGTTCTTCTTTCTCGGTATAAACAATGGCCTATTCACAAAAAGTAATTGACCATTATGAAAACCCCAGGAATGTGGGTAGTTTTAACCCTAGTGATACTTCCATTGGTACTGGTATGGTTGGGGCACCTGCTTGCGGAGACGTAATGAAACTTCAAATTAAAGTAGAAGACGGAATCATTACAGATGCACGATTCAAAACTTACGGATGCGGTTCAGCCATTGCATCTTCATCGCTAATAACTGAATTAGTTAAAGGAATGAATCTAAATCAAGCATCTAGTATCAAAAATAGTGAAATTGCTGAAGAACTTGCACTACCTCCAGTTAAAATACATTGTTCAATACTCGCTGAAGACGCCATTAAGGCAGCAGTAGCAGACTATAAAAAGAAACATGATATCATTAACTGAAAAAGCTTCTGATAAAGTAAAACAACAGCTAACAAGAAGAGGCAAAGGCGAAGGCCTTCGTATTGCTGTTAAGACAACAGGTTGTTCTGGTTTTGCATATGTTTTAGAATATGTTGATATACCTAATGAAGATGACTATTGCATAGAATCATATGGTTGCAAAGTATTTGTAGACCCAAAAACTTCTGTATACCTTAAAGGTTTAGAAATAGACTATATACAAAAGGGACTTAATGAAGGATTTGAATTCATCAACCCCAATGAACGTGACCGATGCGGTTGCGGTGAAAGTTTTAGAATATAGGGATTAAAATGAAAAAATTATTAGTATTACTAGCACTTGTTTCGTCACAAGTGTTTGCATGGGAACAAAGAGTTCCTTTTCCAGAAAAAGCTTGCGTTGTGCATAGTCCATACGGATTTGCAGCAACTGCAAGGCCCACAACATTAATTTGTCGTGAAGCATATCTAGTGGCATATGATGCACCTGTCAAAATACCTGCATATGTTGCATATACATTACTACCACAAAACGCACTAGGATGTTTTCCACGCACCAATGCATTTGTTGCTGATGCAAGTGTGCAAGGCGGTGCAAGACCTGATGATTATGCAGGTACAGGATTTGATAAAGGTCATGCCGCACCTGATGGTGACTTGTCATGGTCTGCAATTGTAGAGTATGAATCATTTCTGATGACTAACATGTATCCACAGGCAGGTTCATTGAATCGTGGCATATGGAAACTATTAGAAACATCTGTGCGTGGTTGGGCAGTTCAATTGAATCAACCATTCACAATCTATGTTGGTGCAATCTATGGCCAAGGTGATAAAACGATTGGTAATGGTGTGATTGTACCACATGGATACTATAAAATTGTCATTAACAATGCAACAAAACAAGTTGCAGGATGGGGATTTCCACATAATGCGCCATACCCTAATCTTGGCAACGACATGACAAAGTTTCGCATGACAATAGCTGACATTCAAAAACAGGCAAATGTTCAGTATAAATTTCCTGCTGGTGCAGTTGAAGTGCAACCAGGTAAAGAATGGCCTGTAGATTTTGGTGCATTGACTAACGCAAAGAGAGCCAAGTGCGGAAAGGCTGAGTAATGGCAACCTTAAATCATGTGTGTGATAACTGTGAATCAGAATTTACACTAAAATATAATGAAGAACTATGTGATGATGACCCAATTTATTGTCCATTTTGTTCAGAGTATATACTCCTAGATAGTGAGAATATTCCTGAAGAAGATGATTAATGTGGTTTTATCATAATATAGCAGAAGAATTCAACCCTGACGATGCCGAAGGATACTTTGGCTTTGTCTATCTTATTACGCACAACCCCACCGGTAGAAAATACATTGGTAAGAAATTCTTTACCAAGGCCGGTACTCGTCAAATAAAAGGTAAGAAAAAGAAAATCAGAAAGACCTCAGATTGGGAAACCTATTGGGGTTCTAATACTGAACTACAGGCAGAAGTAACAAAGAACGGAGAGGAACAATACACAAGAGAAATTCTACATCTATGTAAATCTAGGTCAGAGTGTAGTTATTGGGAAACTTTTGAGATATTCAGTAGACAAGCTCTTTTAAGTGACTCTTATTATAACTCATGGGTGACCTGTAAAATTCACAAATCACATGTAATAGGAAAAATAAATGGCTCGCAAACAAACAGCAAACAACGAAACGATAACAGTAGCCAAGACAACCAATCAATTGAAAATACGAATTGATGACCTTAGAGCATTCGAACCATTAACAGACAATCAAAAACTATTCTTTGATGCATACAAACGAGGTGATTACTTTGTCGCATTGCACGGTGTTGCAGGCACAGGTAAGACATTTTGTGCATTATACAAGGCGATAGAAGAAGTATTAGACAAATCAAATCCATTCAACAAAATCATTGTTGTTCGTTCTGCCGTGCAAAGCCGTGAGATTGGCCACTTACCAGGTGATGTAAACGAAAAAATGGAAATCTATCAACAACCATATCGCCAAATCTGTGAAACACTATTTGGTCGCCGTGATGCATGGGATAGGCTAGAAGAACAACATTACATTGAATTCATATCTACATCATTCATTCGTGGTATGTCATTTGATGATGCAATTATTATTGTGGATGAGATGCAGAACATGACCTTTGAGGAAATAGATACCGTTATGACAAGGGTCGGGTATAGGTCAAAGATTCTATGGTGCGGTGACTATAGACAAACCGACTTGAATAAGAAAAGAAATGATGTATCGGGTATTCTTAAATTCTTTGATATCGCCATGCATATGAAGGCGTTTACTCGCATTGAGTTTACGGCAGATGATATTGTCCGTTCATCGCTGGTCAAAGATTATATTCTGGCAAAGTTACAATATGAAGATGGTATTATAGACTCGGCACACTAGTAATTTACGCTTGCATTTTTGTTTTTATTACTATATAATTGTATGAGTGCTCAATTTGAGGCTCATTTAACCAATCGTCTTAGGAGATAAACATGTTCGCAGTAGACACATTCATCGACACCGTTCAAGGTG